AGTGGAAACCATTTCAACATTTCGGCATGTATATGCTGTGCGACTTCCTGATGATGAACCGAATGAAAATGCCGTTGATGATGTCGTTTGGAAAGCTCTGGCCTGGGATGTAATTGATCCTCCTATAAAAGAGGTCACGCAAAAGCATATCTCAGAAGAAATCTTTTCACATCGTGTCATTACAGAAGATCAATATATCGAACTGTTCGACCGTGAGAATGGTTATCTAAAAGACTGGCCGAGAGAAAAGAAGTTAGAGTTTATCTTTGACAGTGCTACACAAGCACCAAACATCATACACGGCAATCAAGAAGTGGACTTTGGCAAGCCTGAGGGCAAGGAGATTTGGTAATGCACGGCCATAAACTTTACAAGATTGATACCACTGGTAAGACCCGTGTGTGGTGGATGGAGTATGACCATGAGAAATACCGCACTCATTCTGGCATCAATGGTGGCAAGATTGTAGTTTCTGGCTGGCAATATCCCGATGCTAAGAATGTTGGTCGTGCCAATGCGACGACTGTTGATGAACAGGTGTTAGCAGAGGTTGCTGCTGAATATACAAAGAAGCAACACCAGGGTAAATATCACACCTCTGTTGGTGAGTCACTTTACTTTGGTGCTAAATTCTATGAGTGTATGCTGGCTGATAAGTATGATCCCAAGAAGCATAACAAGTTTCCGTATTATTCACAGCCGAAACTGGATGGTGTTCGCTGCCTTGTTTCTAAAGACGGTATGCAGTCCCGCAATGGTAAACCGATTATCTCTGCTCCACATATTCGTGAGGTACTGGAACCATTCTTTCAAGCACACCCTGATGTGGTTCTTGATGGTGAACTGTATAATCACGACCTCAAAAATGATTTTGAAAAGATCATCTCGCTTGCTCGAAAGACAAAGCCAACTGCTGCTGATTTGGAAGAGTCGGCGGAAATGATCCAGTATCATGTCTATGATGTGATTGATGATAAGCCGTTTGCGGATCGTCTTGGGTTTATAAATCTACATATTGGAAACGAATGGTCTGCCAATCGTTATTATCCGATTGTGCGAACTGTAAAGACTACCAATATTCACGACGAACATGACCTCAAAACAATGCTTGGTCATTATCTCGAAAGTGGATACGAAGGTCAGATGCTCCGTGTTCCCAACTCTCTTTATGAAGGCAAGCGTTCCAAGAACCTTATCAAGCATAAGGAGTTTGAGGATGACGAGTTTCAGATTGTCTCTATCGAAGAAGGTAAAGGTAACTGGGCAGGTGCGGCCAAGCGTGTGGAGATCCAATTGAAAGATGGAACGACACAGTTTTCAGGAGTGCGTGGCTCATTTGACATGCTCAAAGAATTGCTGTATAATGCTAATGATTATATCGGCACGGACGTTACCGTGAGATATCAGAACAAAACGGAAGACGGTAAACTTCGTTTTCCTGTTATCGTTGCTTTTTGGAAAGGAAAGAGAGACCTATGAAACTGGCATGGATTTGTTATGAATATGACAACGGTGATGAAATGGTCAATATCGTTTTCATCGAACCTGATCGATATCGTTGGCACAAGGTTGTTCCTATCGTATATGCGGAGATTGTAGAAAATGACCGATGACAAGGATGCCCGCATCACGGAACTGGAGGCGGAGAAAGCTATTGAAACCTATTGCAAAAGCAAAACAGCATATTGGCTCTGTTGTGCCGACGTGGATTATCGACAGTAAGGATGTAGAAAAAATCCGAGCGGCTCTGAATGGAGATAAGGGATGACCGATGAAATGAAACAAATCGCCTATGTCGAAGGCGCAAAGGCTTTCTATGATAAGGTAATGTGCGTTGACTGTCCTTATTATGGCGTTTCTGATACTCTTGCCAAGATGTGGGAGAGTGGCTGGTGGGATATGTTTTATGAGGACGACAAGTAATGAATATATTTTATCTACATTCTGATCCTCAAAAGTGTGCCGAGTGGGCCGTCAATTCTCATTGTGTCAAGATGATCCTTGAGAGTGCCCAACTTTTGTCTACCGCTCACCGGGTGCTAGATGGTGTAGAGTATACCGACAAGACAAAGACTGGTCGCAATGTAAAACGTTGGCGTCTACCTGATGACCGTGATCAGGAGTTGTATTCTGCTACTCATATTAATCATCCTTCGGCTGTGTGGTGTCGTGAATCCAATAACAACTACAACTGGCTGTGGTGTTATCTGTATGAGCATTGCAAAGAATATACCCATCGTTATGGTAAAATTCATAAGGTTGAACAAAGCGGTCTTATTCTATTGTTGTCTCAAACACCTTATAATATTCCAATCTCTAATAAAACACAACCGCCAAGTGCGATGGATACTAAATACATCATATCAGAAAATGCGATAGACAACTATCGTAACTATTACAAGTATGGTAAGGCACATCTTCATAAGTGGAAGAACCGTGATGCGCCAGAGTGGTTGAAGGAGGCATAATGCCCTATTATACATTTCGCAATAAGAATACTGGTGAAGAAGTCACCGTCCAGATGACGATGGCAGAACATGATACATATCTAGACGATAAGCCAGACTGGGAACAGATGATCCTTGCTGTGAACTTCGCAGATCCTGTTTCTATCGGTGTCACCAAACCCCCATCCGACTTTCAAAAATATGTTTTAGGCAGAGTCAAAGCATCCGTTCCGCATGCCGATGCCGTTGCAAGCAAGCGTTGGGACATTCCAAAGGAAATCTAAACTGTCAGAAGAACATTTCAGTAAAAAGTTTAGAGGTCGTGCCCGTAAAAAGGTGGCGACCTCTTTTTGTTATGATAGTGTGACCAACAATAACAACAAAGGTCAATATATGTCTAGAAAAACGAAAAGAAATAGTCAACAGCACCATGATAATATTGCTGAAAGAAACCATTTCGAATTGCGTCATATAAAACCACTAACAGTAAACCAACAGAGAGTGTGGGACGCTTACGAAGCAGGTTCTAACCTTATGCTACATGGCTATGCCGGTACCGGTAAAACTTTTCTTTCCTCATACCTAGCACTAAAGGAGGTGTTAATAGAACATATAAGAGGGTCGTTATCATCCGCTCCGTAGTTCCATCAAGAGACATGGGTTTCTTACCTGGCTCCGAGAAACAAAAAGCGGAAGTTTACGAACAACCCTATCAGGAAATCTGCGATGATCTATTTGGTCGTGGCGACGGATGGCGCATATTGAAGATGAAAAGATTGGTCGAGTTTACTACCACATCGTTTCTTCGTGGCACCACCTTCAATGACTCAATTATCATTGTTGATGAATGTAACAACATGAACTTTCAAGAAATTGATACAGTTATGACCAGAATTGGTACAAACTCTCGTATCGTCTTCTGTGGTGATTATCGCCAGAGTGATCTAAATAGACCACATGATAAGACTGGCATTAGAGAACTAATGGCAATCACCAGACGTATGCCTTCATTTGACCATATTGAATTTGGCATTGAAGATATTGTTCGTTCTGGCACGGTTAAAGAATATATTATTCAGAAAACGGAGATGGGACTATGACTAAAGAAGAATATCTAGAAAATCTAAAAAGCTTTATCAATGATCAGATGAAATTGATTCAATCGGATGGTACACGTAAGGATCTAAAGTTTTGGGTGCAGTTCAATAAAGACAAGGAAGCAGAGTATAAAGCATTGCTCCAGTCACAGGGAATTGTCGTATCATGAATAAATGGGCTGGGAGAGGTTGACTTTCCCAGCCCTATACTATATACTGTCAAGTGAGGTAAATAATGGCTACATTCTTTGAAAACTTTTAATCATATCAATACAACCACTCTATGTGAATTGAAAAGAGAAGAATATAATGGAAAACGATACTATGTCTCTCCAAATGGCAAAAGATTGCCATCAGTCACCACGTTCCTCTCGCACTTCAAAGGAGACTCCATTCAAAAGTGGAGGCAAAAAGTGGGGGAAGAAGAAGCGAATAAGATATCAGCAAGAGCAAGCCGAAGAGGTACAAAATTCCATACTCTTATGGAGTGTTAT